AAGATATGGTTTTGGATGTTAATGGTGAAGGTGTAATGACCTTAATGGTTTCAGATAGAAAAAATGATACCTCAAATAGTTTTAGTGTTGAAGTTGGAGAAGGTGCTACACCAAACCAGAAATTCTATTTCAAAGTAGAAAATCTAAAATTACTTTCTGGTGATTATGAAGTAAAAGTATCATCAAAAGGTATATCTAATTTCAAAAACGTAAGTAAAGATATTCAATACTTTATTGCACTAGAAACTGCTTGAGGATTAATTTATGAATGAAATATTATGGGTAGAGAAGTATCGCCCAAACACTATTGGTGACTCGATACTTCCAAGTGAATTAAAACAAACATTCCAACAGTTTGTAGATAACGGTGATTGTCCTAATCTATTATTATCTGGTTCTGCTGGGTGTGGTAAGACTACTGTCGCAAAGGCTATGTTGGAACAACTTGGTTGTACCTACATGATGATAAATGGTTCTGAAGAATCTGGTATTGATGTACTCCGAAACAAAATCAAGAATTTTGCATCTACTGTCTCTATGGATGGTAAACGTAAATATGTAATATTAGATGAAGCAGATTATTTAAATCCACAATCAACTCAACCAGCTCTTCGTGGTTTCATAGAAGAGTTTAGTAAAAACTGTGGATTTATTCTAACTTGTAACTTCAGAAATCGTATCATCGAACCTTTGCACAGTAGGTGTTCTACTATTGAGTTTCGTATTCCTGCTGAGGAAAAACCACAACTTGCAATGGACTTCATGAATAGATGTGAAGTAATCCTAAATAATGAACAGATATACTACGATAAAAAAGTAGTTGCAACACTTATTCAAAAGTTTTTTCCAGATTGGAGAAGGGTTCTGAATGAGTTACAACGATATAGTGCAAGTGGGAAAATTGATGCTGGAATACTGGTTAATTTATCTGAAGACTCAGTTAAAGAACTTTTATCTTTTCTTAAAAAGAAAGAGTTTACCAATGTTCGTAGATGGATTGTCAACAATCTTGATAATGACCCAAGCCGTATTTATCGTAGGATTTACGATTCCCTTTATGATAATCTGGATTCTTCTACTATTCCCCACGCTGTTATTATACTTGCTGATTACAGTTACAAGTCCGCCTTTGTCGCAGACCAAGAAATCAACCTTTTGGCGTGTATGACAGAACTTATGACACAAGTAAAGTTTAAGTAATGGCTTATGAACTAAAAGAATACCTAAAGTCTATTAATACTACTAAACAAAACTTAATGGATAGTGAAGATAAAGTCTGGGAAAAACGATATCCATCATTCATCATAAACAAATGTATTGCACCATTTAATGATACAATCATGTTAGTAAATGAGATGAACTTCCACCATCATCTTGATAATAAACTACAATATGATTTTTTACTAAATAGTGTAAGGAAGCAGAATAGATATGCTCCTTGGATGAAGGCGAGTAAGTCAAAGAATTTAGAATATGTAAAAGAATACTTTGGTTATAACAATGAAAAAGCAAGGTCTGTATTAAATATACTAAATGATGAACAAATCGCTTTCATTAAAAAGAAATTGAATAAAGGTGGAAAAAATGAATGAAGTATTATGGAAACCAGACCAGATGCTTGAGGTGAATTTAAACGAACCAGATGATTTTTTAAAGGTTCGTGAAACACTATCTCGCATTGGGGTGGCCTCTCGTAAAAGTAAAACCCTTTATCAATCCTGTCATATTTTACATAAACAAGGCAAATATTATATTGTGCATTTTAAAGAATTATTTGCACTAGATGGTAAAGATACTAATATATCAGAAAACGATATTGCAAGAAGAAATACAATCGCAAATCTATTATCTGATTGGGGATTGGTGAAGGTGCCAATTGGTAGTAGTGTAGAATCTGCACCACTATCACAAATCAAAGTTATTTCGTTTAAAGAAAAAAACGAATGGAACTTAGAAACAAAATATAACATAGGAAAGAAAAAGGAAGATTAAATGAAAACTGGTGATTATATTATCGAAGCTGCAAAAAAACAAGCTGAAGGTGAAGTTGCAGTTCACAAAGCAAATATTGAAGTTTATAAAACAATGCCTGCTGGTATTGGTGAACATTCTGATATTACAGAAGCAGTTATTGCAGAGTTAGACAAATTGGCAGCTGCCCATGACAGACTAGATATGATAGAGAAGTTTTTTAAGAAGGACTAATTAAATGTTAGAGAGCGTTGCAGTTGAAAAAGAAAGTGGTGTAATTTCTTTAAGAGATTATATCGCTGAGCAAGCTCCAGAGAAACCCTATCGTTTTGTTGTAATATATAATGACCCTAGCAATGTTGGTGATGACTCAAAAGAGGAAACTGACCCACTTGCTGATAAGATGTTATCTTATGGTAAAGAACTAGGGTTAACTGGATTTAAAGCAAAGATAGAAGAAACATATATCATTAAAAAAGATGGTAAATTGTTTATACACAATAAAGAAGATGATGAGTTTGAAATAGACGAAAATACTATTGTCTTTAATAGGTCTAAATCAAATGATTTTCCAAGTTGGCAAAACTTCTATCGTGAACTTACTATCAATGGGGTTAGAGTTATTAACCCTATGACAGTACATAATATATGTTGGGATAAGTATCATACTTATTTAAGATTAGAACAAGATTATATTAAACAACCATCTACAGTTCTTGTTAATGATTTAGATAAATTAGAAGATATACATAAAAGAGTTGGTGGTAAGTTTCCAGTTGTTTTGAAAACAATCTTAGGAACTGGTGGGGTTGGTGTTCTTAAAATTAAAGACGAAGCTCAACTATTATCGTCTGCACAAATTATTAATAAGTTGGGTTCTGAAAGAGGTCTTATACTCCAAGAATATATTCAGATAGATTTTGATGTTCGTGTTATGATGGTCGCTGGTGAAATCATGGGTGCAATGAAAAGACCACTTGCAGATGGTGATTTTAGAAGTAATGTACATCAAGGTTCTAAACCAGAAAAATTTCAATTAACAGAATTAGAAAAAGAAATTTGTTACAAGGTAGACCGTTCAATTGGTGGTAAATGGATTGGTGTAGACTTAATTGTTTCTGAGGATAGAGAAAAAGTTCCACCATATGTTTTAGAGATAAATTCACAGCCTGGTCATGTTGGATATGATTCAGTTCATAGTGGAAGTATACTCAAAGATGTTTTAGTAAAATTTATGAATCGTGATAATTGGACTTGACTTTTAACTACTAAGGTGATATAACTACATTATGCAATTTTATACGAATGTTGCCCAATGGGGTAATCAAATCCTTGTTCGTGAATATAAAAATGGTGAGAGAGTTAATCGTAAGGTTAAGTACTCTCCTACTATGTACGTTCCAGTTCAGAAAGAAACTGAATGGAAAACACTTGATGGTAAGTATGCAACACCATACAAATTTGACACTATCAAAGAAACAAAGTCATTCATAGAACAATACAAACAACAACCTCATCTGGTTTTTGGTCTGGATAGGTTTGCATATACATATCTTTCAGATACATATCCCAACAATGTCAATTGGGATAATGATAAAATCCTAACAGTTACAATCGACATTGAGACAAAAGCGGACAATGGTTTCCCAGACCCAGAGAAGGCTGAGGAAGAGATGCTCGCAATCACTGTTAAAAATCAAACCACAAAAAAGATTATATTGTGGGGTATTGGTGATTTCAAAAACGATAGAGATGACGTTACATATGTAAACTGTTCAAACGAAAATGAACTACTTGCGAACTTCATGAACTTCTGGACTAAACACTATCCAGATGTTGTCACTGGTTGGAATACTGAATTCTTTGATATTCCTTATTTGATTAATCGTGTTACCAAGGTTCTTGGTGAAGACAGGGCCAAAGAGTTTTCTCCTTGGGGTTTGATTAGTTCTAGAAAAGTATTTAATCATGGTCGTGACCAACAAGTATATGATATCACTGGTGTTGCAAATCTTGATTATCTACAACTCTATCGTAAGTTTACTTACACAAACCAAGAGAGTTATGCACTTAATCATATTGCGTTTGTTGAACTTGGTCAGAAGAAGAATGAAAACCCATACGAAACCTTCCAAGAGTGGTACACAAAGGATTATCAATCCTTCCTAGAATATAATATCGTTGACGTTGAACTTGTTGACCGTCTTGAAGATAAGATGAAGTTACTTGAACTTTGTTTGACTATGGCTTATGAAGCGAAAGTAAACTATGAAGATGTATTCGGTCAAGTTAAGTATTGGGATGTTCTCATTCACAATTACCTCAAGAACAAAAAGATTGTGATTCCACAAAAGTCTAGTTCTTCTAAGTCAGAAAAGTTTGAAGGTGCATATGTAAAAGAACCACAAGTTGGTCAACACAAATGGGTTATGTCATTTGACTTGAACTCACTATATCCACATTTAATTATGCAATATAATATGTCACCAGAAACACTTGTCACTGGTGAATATATGAAACTAACTGTTGACAATATGTTACAAGAAGTTACACTTGACATTCCAGAACAAACGACTATCACACCAAACGGTGCATTGTATCGTACAGACAAACTTGGTTTTCTACCAGAGATGATGCAAGAGATTTACAATGACCGTACTGTTTATAAGAAAAAGATGTTGAAGGCTAAACAAGATTATGAGGATACCAAAGACTCTAAGTACCTTAAATATATTAGTCGTTATAACAACATTCAGATGGCTCGTAAGATATCACTCAACTCGGCATATGGTGCGATTGGTAATCAATACTTTCGTTACTATGACCTTGCGATTGCAGAGGGTATTACAACTGCTGGTCAGTTATCTATTCGTTGGATTGAAAAGAAGATTAATCAATACTTAAACAAGTTGCTAAATACTGATAAGGATTATGTGATTGCATCTGACACAGACTCAATCTATGTCACATTTGATGAGTTGATACAGAAAGTCAATCCAAAGAATCCTATTGACTTTTTGGATACGATTGCAAAAGAAAAGATTGAACCGTTTATTGACAAGTCGTACAAACAACTTGCAGATTATGTTCATGCATATGACCAAAAGATGTTTATGAAAAGAGAAGTAATTGCTGACAAAGGTATCTGGACAGCAAAGAAAAGATATATTCTAAACGCATGGGATGTTGAGGGTGTTCGATACAAAGAACCATCACTCAAGATTATGGGTATTGAGGCTGTCAAGTCATCAACGCCTGCACCATGTCGTGAAAAGATTAAGGAAGCATTAACCATAATTATGGGAGGTGATGAAAAACAATTAAATGACTTCCTTATTACATTTCGTGATGAGTTTAACAAGTTACCACCAGAGGAGATTGCGTATCCACGTTCCTGTAACGGTATTCGTAAGTTTCGCTCTGAAAGTTCTATTTTCCAAAAGGGTACACCCATGCATATCAAAGGTGGGTTAGTTTACAACCATTTGGTTAAAGAAAAGAAACTATCACACAAGTATCCTATCATACAAGATGGAGACAAAATTAAATACTTAGAATTACGACAACCGAATCCTATTGGCTGTAATGTCATTTCCTTTATGACAAAAGTTCCAAAAGAACTTGACATTCACAAATACATTTGTTATGATAGCCAATATGAAAAGAGTTTCATAGACCCACTATCTTTTATTACTAATAATATTGGTTGGAAGATAGACAGGTCTT